AAAAGCCGTGAGATGTGAAGGCTGCTGCGTTTTGTGTTCTCCAGTAGTAACGCTGGCAAGCGGCTAATTCTCCTTGGATTGTTCCGCCAGCGCGGCTAAAAGTGGTAGCAACCGAACCTAATTCAAGTTGTAGATTGCCCCAATAAACTACAACACCACTTGCAATAGTTGAGGTTGTACGAATAATTACACGAATTGATTTAGCCGTTGATGGTATGTCATAAACTCCGCTAATTGGAACAAATGTTGTTGATGTCGGTGTTGCAGTACCACCACTAACGGCAGTTAAGTTTGTCCAACTGCCACCAGGTGCAACATCGGTTGAAGAACTGTGAGATACAACCATAGACATTGCAGTTGAAGTGCTTGCTGCTACTTGTCCTGAAAATGTAACTCTTTGACCAGCCAAGCGAGTTGCGTTAAGTGATTCAATGGCTTGTATTGGATAAATGCTAGAAGTTGCGGATGCAGTAAACTTTAATGAATAGGTGGAACCTGTCGGGACTACTGTTGTTTCTTGCGCCCAAGTGCCTGAACCGCTTTCAATTAGTTGATACCAACGGTCTGCTGTTCCGTATGCGGCTGCAGAAGTTGATGTTGTCCCACGCTGCCAGATGTCAAAACCACCATTGATAATAAAGTTTTTTCCAGCCTCAATGTGACCCTGATAGCGCAAGCCTGTTGAAGTGGAACTATCTGCTACGAGTGTCTCGCCGTTGGATCCGGCTGTGATAATTCCTAGCGTGTTATCAGCTGTGCCGACAAGGATGTCGCCCTTTGCATTGATATTGCTGATGCTTGGTGTTGTTAATACCGGGCTTGTTAGCGTCTTGTTTGTCAAAGTCTGCGCTGTGGTCAGATCAGCTGTGACGGCTGTATCGATCGCCACCGTTGGCACTGGCCCTGTTGCGCTCGAAATGCTGATGCCTGTGCCGGCTGTGAGTCCTGTGATATCTCCGGTTGCTCCTACCCACGCGGCTCCGTCATAAACTTCCAGGGTGTTTGTGTCCTGCAAATAAGAAACCATTCCCTCTGCAAGCACTCCCGATAAGGCTGATGTTCGTGCAGCCGAAGATGCAAATACCATCACCGTCTGCTGCATCAGATATGTGTTGACTTGAGCTGCTGTCAGCACATCTCCTGTTGCGAATAGTTTGTATCCTGCTCCTGCCATGATTTCTCCTTGTTTAGTAGCTTAGAACGCCGGCGGTGTCTAAGACTCCCTGGGTTGCGCTGTCTAGAATAAATGCTTGAATGATCGGTTCACTTGTGAGAACTTTAGTAGTAAATGTCGTCTTTGTTATGTCGTGTTGCAGGCCTTGTACGAACAATTCCCTGGTGATAGATGTGGATCCTGGCATCGTCTTTGTGATGTTGACAAGGTCGAAGATTTCAAGTTCTAGGCCTGCAATATTGCGTGCTTGCTCGTTCTCTTCTACAAGGTTGAGCGTCATTGAATCAATGCGAACCAGCGAGTCTTTTCTGGATTCTAAGATCATCGTTGCCTGGTCAAGTGATTCGGCATCTGTCTCAACCAGGATTCCTTCTCGCTTGCCTGAATGGAGGAAGTAGTTATCGATCGATGTCTGATCTGAAACGATTTGGCTGGTTCCGTTGAGCCGGGTCACGGAGACGTTATTTACGATCAGGGTGTCGTCAAAGGCTAGATCTATCTGCTGGTAGCCGATCTCGGTTCCATCATCGCTGAAATTAGTGGGTGTCGAGTCTGCATACTGGCTGACGGTGGTTCTTGAATAAAAGGTTGCGTTTCCTTCTGCGTCTACGAAGAATCCACCAAATTCGCTATTTTCAACAGTTTGGATCGCATCGAGTAAGTTTCTGGATGTTCCTGGGTCTGCTTGCAGGGTGCTATCGCCTGCGTTGATGTCTCGCTGCGATGCCGGCCAATCTACAAGGTCGAGCAGGTTTTCAATGCGTGCTCCGCTGAGCTGGCCTGCGCTTGTTCCTGGCACACTGGTGATCGTGATGTTGTTGAGAAGTCTGAAGCCGTCGACGCAGCTGAGAATCACTCGCGATGCTTCGTTTACGCCGATCGCGAAGGTGGTGTCATAGCTGGTGATAAATCCTGAATAAAGATAATAACGGATGCCTTCGTAGTCGGCGTAGATTCGGATCTTTCGAAGTGGGATGAGTTTGCCGTAATAAGGCCCCGATGGGTTGGCCGGGTTGAAGTCGCCTGTTTCATCGAGCAGCTCGACGGTGGCTGTTCCTGCTTCGAATTTGCTCAAGATTCGGTTTCGTCCTCTACGGATCGATGTTCGCAATACGATCGGTGAAACGTCGATCGAATCATCGGCGTCTGCAAGTTGCCCTGTTCCTAGAAGCCCTTTTATTGCATCATCCAGGGTGAAGGCTGTGGAAATAAATGCCGGGCCGTTTGTGAAGTCGATCGTGACGCCGAGCTGTGGAATGCCTGCCATTAGAGGGCCGTCGCATCTTTGAGAATTGTTTGGCCGCTATTTTGCCCTTGAAGCAAACCAGCGCGGATTGATGTAACCAGATCCTTCTCGGTGGTTACGTTGCCCTGAACGGTTACGTTTACGGTTGCCCCTGCTCCATATTGGGCTGCTGCTTGAGCTGCATATCGTGAGCCTGAAATTGCTCCGCTAAGTGATGCTCCACCTGCAAGTCCTGATTTGAGCGATGTTTGTGCAACGGGATCGGTGAGCGTGATCGCATCGATTGCCTTCTGCATCTGCGCTGCTCCTTGCGCCGCGTAGCGGTTTCCGGAGATCTGCGCTGGTGTGAGTTTTGTTGCAACGCTAGATGGCATCGTTGAGAGAATTTTATCTGCCTGTGCTGGCGTCAATGCTTCAATTGCTGCTTTGCCCATTGCTACATAACCGCCGCCACCGCCCCCACCGCCACCGCCGCCCCCACCGCCTGGTGTTGGTGTCGGTGTTGTTGGTGGTGTTGGTGCAAGTTTTGCTCCGGCTGCTGCAAGGTAGGCGTTAAGAGCTGCGAGTGCGTTGCGCCAAGATTGCGCTGCCTGGTTGCCCGGTGTTGGCCATAGGTCGGATGGAACTACGCCGTCTGCGATCTTCTTTGCGTAATCTGTGACTTCTTTGCTGGTCAGTTTCCATTTTTCCATCAAAGCGTTCACTTCGGATTGATCTAGTTTTCCGTCATTGATTGCCTTGAAGAAGTCCAGGTACATCTCTGCTTGTTGCTTTGTGACGCCCCATTGCTTTGCAAGCAGGTCAATTTCATCTGTTGAAAGTTTTGAATCGTTGACGGCAAATATCGCGGTCGTGTAAGCGACAACGGCTTCCTGGCTAACGCCCCATTTAAGTCCTAGAAGGATTACTTCCTCTGGTGAAATTTCCTGATCAGCAAGAACGCCAAGAAGATCGTTGTATCTTCTAATAGCCTCATTTGCCATCAGTTGCGCATTCATGTTTTCAATGATTGAGGCTAGTCGTTGCTGTTCTGCTATGTTTCCTTGCTTAACAAGGTTCAGGCGTGCTGCTTCGAGTTGTATTGGATCTGTATCTGAAACATTTTTGATACCGAATTTATCTAATCCTGCTTTTTTAATTGCAGCGCGGACTTCTGCCATTTTCTTTTCGGCAGCGGTGAGTTCCTTTGTTCCCTTTGTATTTCCAATAATGACTTTAGTGTTTTTACGATTTGCTTCTGATACTTGTTCTGAAACCTTGCTCAATTCCTTCAAGTGTGAATTGTAGGTTTGAGTTGCGGTTGCAGCTTTCTCGGTTCCTATTGTTACTCTGTTTAGCGCAATAAATGCCGCACCTGATGCTGCAACAAATACACCGATGGCTGCTGCCGCTGCGATTGCTGAAGCACCGCCTGTGGCGAACGCTGTAGCAACACCAGCTGCTGTTGCTGCCGCCGCTTGTGCTGCAAATGCAGATCTCAATGCAACAAGGGCTGTGACTATCGCATAGATGCCGGTTGCAAGTTTTGCCCCTACGAAGATTGCTGCAAATGCTTTTACAATTCCTAAGTTGTCAGAGATTGTTTTGAAGAAACGAATCAATCCCTTTGCAACTGAGATAACAGTCGTTCCTACTTCTTTGAGACCTTCCGCAAGTTGATCCTTGTTTGTGCTGACCCATTCTTGAATTACAGGCAGAACGTTAGCGGAGATATATTCTGCAAATTCTTCCAGTATCGGAATAAATGCATAACCGATTTGATCTATAATTTGATTAAATGCTAACTGTAATTTTATTAATCTAAATTCAAAGGTTCCGGCACGTTGCTCTGCTTGACCAGCAAATGTTTCGCCCAAAGATTTCAATATTTCATTGAGATCTTTAGCCTTTACTGCGTCTGCGTCAAGTGGGACGCCGAGTCTTGTTAGTGCTCCGACATTTCCACCGATCGCCTTAGCAAGTGCCAAAGAAACGGAAGCAAGATCTTTCGTAGTTCCTGCTGATATATCAAGTGCCAAAGATTGCAGCGCTTGTGCCTGTGTCACATCTTTGGTTGCTTGCGTTAAAATTTGAAGAGATGGAATCAACTGGTTATTGTCAACTCCAACAAGAAGTTCTAATTTATCTAGATATGTAACTGTCGCAGCAATTGCTTCATTTGTTGCGCCTGTTGTATTGCGCAGAGCAGTTGCTAGTGCGATCTGTTGCTTCTGATCTTCCATCGCGCCTTTGACGGCGTCGACACCAATCTTGACTGCAAAAGCCGCCGATGCAGCTGCTGCTATCCCAAATGCTTTAGTGGCTTTTCCTGCAAATTTATCAAAGTCTTTGCCGAGTCTCATAATATCTCGACGTGCTGCCTTGCTGCCCTTATCGGTATATTGGGTAATAATCCGAGCTACTACTGCGCCTGTTGCCACGTGATTATCCCTTCTCTTTATTTATATTAAGTTGCAGAATTTTCTTTGCATCATCCATCGCTTTGCGAACGTTGGTGCGAATTTTATCTGCGTCTTTATCTACAACGGCCCAAATGCCACGAGAGGCGCCTTTGAATCTTTGGTTGAGAACGCCGATCATATTGCGTCCTGTTCCTGATCCATCGCTGCGTCGTCCTGCTACTTCCCAAATTGCACCGGCTGCTGTTCTTTGAATAAGCGCTCCGGCGCTGGTGGTGTAGTCGGATCTAACTTTGCCTTCGACTCTGGTTTTCTTAATACCCTGGCGGATCGCTCCTGGTTCCCAGGCTGGCCATCCTTGACCGCCGCGTGTGCGCCCCTTTGCCGCTGGAACTGTGCGCCATCCACTCATGGGTGGCTCATCTTTAATTTTGGCCCTGGCATCGGTTTCGGCAAGACGCAGCTCGTCGCTGATTACTTTATTCAGCCGACGAGCTGCGTCCTTGTCGAATTTTTTGAGCGATTCGATGGTTTCTTTGATGCCGGATATAACTACTGTTTCATCCGCCATTTTTATTTACCGCCTTTGCTCGCTCTTTCAGGTAGATCACGATCGATTCTAGAATGCCATCTGGTGCATCTAGCAAACTGATCGGGTCGATGCCTGTCTCCACAGAAACTGCTGCTATTGAATAGGTCAGGCTGTTTCTGTGGATTCGGAATTTGGGTCTGTGTCCAGGGATACCGCTTCTAATGTATCCAAGAAATCAGGCCCGAAGGGTTTTACCACTTTGCCGTTTGCTCGAAGTGCGAGCCACCCTAAATAATAGATGTGCTCTAGCTTCTGCTCTTCGCCAATAAGTTTAGCAAGTCCTTTTCCGTACTTTTGTTCAAAGTCCACGATGATACGTGGGCGCAACGAGAATGTTGCATCTGTGCCATCGTTTGTTTTTACTTTGATAAACAATCCGTCCATTTTTCCCCCTTGTTAGTTTAGGTTGTTGTCTTTGTAATTGCTCCGCTGATCGGCCAGGTGACCGATGCGGTTGTTAATTCACCGACGGATCCGTTGAGCGGAGTCCATTCTGAAACAACAGCAGAAAACGCGTATTGCGGATTTACTGCACTTGTTGTTGTATTTACTGGCTTTGCTGTGATTGTTACTGCTGTTCCAAGTAGCGGATAGATTGTTTGTTCTACGCTGCTTGTTGCATAGTCCTGGTGAAATTCAAGACTTACAGAATTGTCTGCCAAACCTGCAACACGCTTCTTTGCTGTGTCGCCGAATGCAGTTGTCTCGACGATGTCGAATGTTGATGAAATTGTAATTGAACTTATATGGTCGCTCAGATCGGTGCTTCCAAATACAACGTATGCGTTTGTTAGAACGATTCTTGCCATTACACGACCGCCTTAGTGATTGCTCCGGTTACTGGCCATGTCACGCTTGCTGTGGCTAATTCACCGACGGATCCGTTGAGCGGAGTCCATTCTGAAATAACTGCGTTAGCGCTATATGACGGATTGAATGCGCTTGTTGTTCCGCCATTTGGCTTGACAATTACTGCGGCAACTGTTCCGAGCAACGGATAGATTGTTTGTTCGACTTCGCTTGTTGCGTAGTCTTGATGAAATTCTAGTGCGATTGAATTGTCTGCCAATCCTGCCAGGCGAGTCTTAGCTGCTGTGGAAGAGAATGCTGTTGTTTCGACGACGTCGAATGTCGAATTGAGTGTTACTGAAGCGACCAAATCGCTCAGATCCACTCCACCGACGGATATGAATGCGTTAGTTAGGACTAGGCGTGCCATTATGCGGTCGCTCCTTCTTTGGTTTCTTGTTTGATGGATTGTACTACTTTTGTTTCTGTGTTTGTTGCTGTTGCTTTGATGTGGTTTCCAGCGATCAGAGTTTCTGCGCTGACTCCTGCATCTTGCAATTCTGATTCTGTAAGTGAATCGCCTTTGGTTTTTCCGCAGACGGTTTTGTTTGAGATGATCGTGTATGACATTGGTTCTCCTTATCCCCAAATTGTTAAGCGGTATCGGTAAGAAAGAAACAGGTTGCCTTGTGATTCATATTGACCTGATTCGGCTGATGTGACTCTTAAGGTATTTACTGTTCCGCCAAGCGTTCTATCTCCTTCGATCGCTGTTTTGATTGAGCTTGCGCCCGATCCTGCTAGGTATGCGTCGAGTTTGTCCTGGCCTGCTCTTTCGGAGAAGCGTTGAACGATCACATAAACATCGACGTTTGCCTGATCTAATCCCCGGGCGTTATCGATATCGAATGTGAGATCTAGTTGTCCTACGACCGCGCATGGCGGTGTTACTGGCTCTGGGATCAAGTCGTATACGCGTAGGCCTGTTATGGTCTGTAGCCTGGTTTTAAGACCGTCGCGGACTTGGCTTGGGTTCATTTACTTCGCCAATCCGTTGTTCTTCTTAAATGGCCGCAGAAGGGTTTCAACGTCTGCGTCGAGCTTGGCGCTCAATCGGACGGTGCCTAAGTCTGGGCTTCCTGCGATCCCGAATGGCGACTGGCGTCTTGTAAATAGCCGAGCTGCCTGGATCAGGGTTGCCATGTTGACTTCGGCTGGCGTCGCTGCCCATCCCCAGATTCCGGTGATCCGGCAGGCCTGTGGTAAATAATAAGGCCAGACGTATCGGCCGATCGCAAGTATGCGGTTTACTGGCCAGCCGCGCTGTGGATTGTTTACTGGCTCGAGCATGTAGTCGCTGGTTGACCAGACGGTGTCGTATGTCTGGTTGAAGTTGTCGTCGGTTGCCACTTCTGTGATCGTGTAATTGTCATCCATGTTCATTGTCCACGGATCGAGTGGTGTGTAATAACGGGCGACCGGTGTCTGGGTCGTTCCGTTCCGGTAAAAGAAGCGCCCTGTGTAATCGTCGATCATTCTGCTTGCTGCTGTGATTGCTGCTTCTAGTGGCGTGTCATCGACGCTGTCTGTGATCGCAAGCGATGCCTTTAATTCGGCAAGTGTGCAGTATGCATTAGTTAGGGCCACGCTTTGTCCTTCTTTCCGGTTTCGGCAGCATTGCGCGTTCTAGTTTGGGATCGGCGGTTGCTGTTTCCTTTGCCGGCTTCTGCCGGATCTTCTTAATCTTTCCAAATATCATTGTGAACCTCTTCCATCCAGAAGCTCTTTTGATGGGGTAGCACAGCTGCTGTGTTGACGTGGATCTTAAATCCGAGCGCCTTTGCCCTTCGGCAGAATAATAGATCTTCTCCGATCCATTCGCCGGCTACCGGCCCATCCCAGAACCAGCACCAATCTTTGCCCTGGTTTGGATCTGCTACTTCGCGCATCTTCTCTAGAACGCTTCGGTGAACCATCAGGCATCCGGTTCCAGCTGCGTCAATCTCAAAGACTGAATTTTTATCGTATTTGTAAAGCGGAAGAAATCCTTTATCGCTGTCCTGGAATATGGCCGGGACTGGCTTTGGGTACGGCTTGCCTGGTACTCCAAATCCTGCAAAGACAAGGCCTGCGACGATCGGGCGCTCTTTGTCATGGGCTGTGTCGATCAAAGCGTCAAATGCTGGAACTGTCAGCTGTTCATCTGAATCGATCATAAGGAGCCAGTCTGAATCTGTGTTATCCAGAAATTGTTTGACCACTCGGTTGCGCTGTTTTGATAGAAGTCCTGATCCCTTAATTCTTACAAAGGGGCCGAGCCTGCTGCTTCTTGCTTGTGCTAATTGGATGAGGCGATATGCAAATGATCCGTTTACGGATCCTGGATCGCATGATCCAATCGTTACTTTGTGTCCTGTTTTCATTTGTTCCCCCGTTTTAGAAGTGCAGAGCGAGTGACTCGGGGGGTGGGCCACTCGCTCTGCACAATTTAGTGCTTTCCTTCGATTAGAAGGTTGGTGCGCTTAGACCTGTGCCTGAAATGATTGAGGCTGCAAGTGGGTAGCGCTCTGCTGTGTATGCAGCGTAGCCGTATACAACAGACTTGAGAGTTAGGTTTCCTGCGCCTGTCGCATCGAAGCGAAGTGCGAAAGGTGAACCTGGCTGCTCCCAGAGGTGTGATTCGTTTGCTGATACGCAATAAATCTCATCCTGGTTTGTTGTTGTTCCGTATGTTGTTCCGATGTTTGCATCGGTGATGATTGGAAGTCCGAGCATCTGGTATCCGGAGTTTCCGTAGATTGGTGCTCCGCCAACGCCTACTGCGTTCATCGCACCGTTTGCTGCTGGTACAACAAGTGGACGGTTTGTGCTGTCTACTGCTGCAAGCAAGAAGGCTAGACGACGTGGGTGAAGTACCCAGTGTGTAGGTGAAACGAATGCGTTTGTCTGGATCTGCTGAATTGCATCAGCGAGCTTTGGATAAAGCAATCCGACTGTTGGTGCTGTTGATGTGAATGTAACTGCGTTTCCGCCTGATGCACGAAGGCCCTTGATTGTGCCTGCTGTGCCTGCACCGTTTAGGATCTGTGAATCAAGTGTTGTGTGCCATGACTTGATTAAGTCTGCAACAACGAATGTATCGATGCCTGTTCCGCGCTCAATTGCTTGGCGTGAAATATCTTGCTGTCCGGCAATCGTACGCACATTAATTGTGAGCAGTGTGTCATCGACGTCTGTCTCTGATACTGCATCGTTCTGTGTAACTTGTACGGCCGTTGAACTTCCGGTCGTCATGCGAGAAATATTCAGCGTCATTCCACTTGGTGGAAGTGCCATCTTGTTTGTCGCGAAGTCTGCAAATGGGCGGCCTGCGCGTGCGAATGGAGCTGCTAGATCGACTAGGTATTGTGGAATTACAAGACCTTCGAACTGTGGTGTTCCCACATCGCGGCGTTCGATTGACTCTTCACGCATGTGGCGTGATAGGCGCTCGTTTGCTGCATAGTCGTTTGCGAACTGTGCGTTGAATGCGTCCTTTACGAAGGATGCATCTGAGTTTGGTGAATATGTGCGTGCTTCGCGTGTGACTGTTGCTCCGCCTACCTTTGGCATTGCTACATCGGCTACAGCTGCGCGGATCTCGTTTGTCTTTGCATCCGCATCTGCTTGTGCCTTCATTTTTTCAATCTTTGAATCGAGTGTGCGTGATTCTTCAACAAGTGAGTCAACCTTTGTTGTTTCATCTGCTGTCAGGTCGGTGCGATCTTCTGTTGCTACTGCTTCCAGAATTGCATCCATCTCTGTCTTTACTGCATCACGACGCTCGATCAATTTGTCAAGGAAAGACTTTGACATTTATTTGATCTCCTTTTGAGTTGGTTTGTGCAAGGTGGTGGCGGTGGTTTTCGCGGCGCTTTAAGGGTGCGAATGTCGCTCCGACTTTGTCTCTGCTGGGTTGTCCGGCAGAATTCTATTTTGTATTATTTACGATTGCTTGTGCAAGTCGAAGAGAAATCTTGCGAGTTGCTTCTTCGGGGCTTGGTTCTGGCAATGCATCGATGAGTGTAAGTGTAGACGCTTTGTGTCCTACAAGTGTATCGGTCGCAACGTATCCGTCTCTTAATTCGCGATAGAGACGAATCAAAACTGCGGGATCATCTTCTTCTGCATTGATCGTGAAATCTGTTTCTGGAACGTTGAGGGAACCTTCGCGGACAACGCGTACGATCTTGCCGCGTGCTGTTCCGCCAGAAGAATCCCAGGAGACGAAGCTGCCGACTGTATCGACGGCTCTCTCGTCCTCTTCTTCTTCATCTTCCATGTATGTCGCATCTTCGACGGACATAAATTCTGACATAACTTCTGCTGCTCTCATAATGTATTCGTGTCCTTCAGATAAATCTGAAAATATGCTTTTGAGGATCATCATTGTTTCAGGGCTTATCTCTCGGCCTTCTTTGACTGCTTGCATCGCAGCTCGTAGTTGCTCGCGTGCTTCTACGCTTGTTGTTGGATAAGCCGGGTAAGTCACGACTGAAACATCACCGTCTGCAAGGCTGAGTTCTGTAAGGGTGCGCTCTGTTCTTCCTTCGTTCCACTTCTGGCGGATCACGCGAAATGCAAAGCTCATCTGATCTACGTCGCCGCGCTCGACCAGCGTGTAAAGGTCGCGAGCTGCCTGGGTGTCTGGAAGATCTGCGTCCATGTAGAGGCCGGTTTGATCTTCCTGAAGTCGAAGCGTTCCGTTCTTTGTGCGTGCCAATGGCAGGCCTTCGTGGTTGATCAAAAGTCGCACATCTGGTGTTTCTGTCAGCGTCTTGCGAAATGCACCGGGTGCGATTCTCTCAATAAATGGAAGCGGCACGCTGTCGTCGTTGAATACGGCGGCGTATCCGGACAGGCGCATCGTTCCATCTTCTGCCTGGCGTGCTTCTACGTTCTTGATCGTGAAGGTGCGGCGTTCGATTTTTTTCATTTTGCTCCTTGAATCTTCTTCTGCATCTAATGCATCAATTTTTCGTTGCGCCCAATTTTGAGCTCTATCGCTGAAGTCTGAATCTCCGCCCCATAATAGCCATGCGACGAGTCCTGCTCCTGGATATTGCGGATCGGATGGGTTGCTGTTCTTTGGTGCTTCTCCATCGACTTTGTGTCTGGCGAACCAGGGCGCCATTTTTCTTACTTTGTTTTCGCTTATTCTGCCTGCTGCCATCTCACGAGCTGCTCGCTTGGTTCCTTCTGTGAGACCTTCGCCGCCATATCCTTCTGCCAAATATTCAAGACCGCGCTTTGCGTTTGCTTGAATAAATTGAGGAACGCTTAGGTCGACTTGTCTGCTGTTTATTTGTGGTTGCCATGCGTTGCAGTAGTAGGCTCCATCTACGTAATCATTCCAGCGCTCGCACCATGCTTTGGTTCCTTCTGTATTTTGCTTTTCTTCGTTATAGAATAAGCAATTTCCGCACGCTCTTCCTTCTGGCACATCTTCTGAAAGTGCTGGCCTGTAATTGTCGGGAAGTTGCCGCTTGCTTACTTCGCCGCCTGGTTCCATATCTTCTGCGATCGAAATTGCCACCATCTGATCGATAGCGTCTTGTTTACTTTCGTGGCATCCGATTGTTGTATAGGATCCGTCGGCTTCTTCTTTAACGGTTGCCCATCCTGCGCAGTCACTCTGCTTGTCGCTTATCAAATATGGCATTTTTATCCTAGATCAGTAGAAGAAGTTCTGCGTCGTCATCAAGCACAGAGAAATCTATTCTTGATGTTGCTTGTATTTTCATTCCGCCCCATTGTGTCAGCGCCAGGCCTTGTACTTTATTTATTTGTGGCCCAATGATCACCGTCGGGCTTACG